TGCTGTGTTTGGATTCAAATCCCCGGCATAAATGGCAAGTGTGCCATCTGCATCATTTACCCAGCTACCCCCTGCAATCAGCGGAATATCCTGTGATAATGTTTCCTTCCCAACAGCCGTTTCACCATTTATAGCCTTGTTCAATTTTATGCTCTGGAGCGTTTGGGTAACTTTGCCCGACAGCACACGGTTGGTTTCGATAATCTCATCATTCAGCCGTTTATCTTCGGTTTGCCTATCCTCGGCTTCTGTGTTGATTGCCGTTGTAATCTCCTCATGCCGCGCTTGGGATTCGGCTTCCAATCCAGCCTGTGATGCAAAGCCTGTGTGACCGCTGTTGGCATACTCAAGATTATCAAGCTGTGCATGGTCTGTAACACCAGCACTCGCCAAAGCCTTAATCTGCACCACAATATCCGATTCTGTATCAACGTGCCATTTCGGAGTGCGAGGCGTTTGCCCGTCACCAATATACAGCGCAACACTCCCGGCTTCGTCAAAAAGCAAAGTGCCTCCGGGCATGAAAGTATCATCTTCTGTGCCGCCAAACGCAGAATATGGGAGTTTCAACATCGCACCAATATCGCCTTCGATTATGATGCCTTCCGGCAAAGAAGCAGTTACACGGGAAGCAATGGAAGGCGTAACCTTCCGCGCCACCACATCCACTTGGTTATCAATATGCCATTGGGCAGTTCTGGTATTTGACCAATCCCCAATATAAACAGCAAGCCCACCCATAGGGTCAAAAAATACTGTTTTTTGAGGTGCAAAAACAACATTTGCCGTGGTAAGATGTGCAAAGTTCGCAAATGGAAGCGTGACCATAGAGCCGACATTATTTGTTATTGCCACCGGGTACGTTTGCCAATTCACCCCTTGTATCCATAAATTTAAGGAATCTTGTCATATATGGCTACCGTTGGGCAGAAAACAGGCAGAAAAAATGAATCCGATGAATTTTATATAACCAGCTTTACCGAAGCCATGCTCAAAATGCAAAAAAATGTTCTTGCAACATGGACTCCCATTTGGGACATAATTTCCCGAAACAGCGAAAAGCTGAATATTAAAAATCTCGAAGAAGATATGATTTTCTCAATGGCGGCAAAACGCCAACGCAAAAAACCGAAGGGAGAACCGCCTTATGAACTCTATGGACATTCAGAAACTGCCAATCAGCAAGCTGAATCCGGCGAAATATAATCCGCGCCTTGACCTTAAACCCGGTGATACGGAATATGAGAAACTTTTGCGTTCTGTTGAGGAGTTTGGCTATGTAGAACCCATCATCTGGAACAAACGCACAGGGCTTATTGTTGGCGGTCACCAGCGGCTCAAAGTGTTGGTGCAACTTGGATATACGGAAATTGAATGCGTTGTTGTGGACATGAACGAAACGCGAGAAAAAGCGTTAAATGTCGCACTTAATAAAATTTCCGGCGAGTGGGATTTGGAGAAGCTGGCAAAGGTTTTCACCGAACTGGATGACAGCGGCATGGGTTTTGAACTGACAGGCTTCGAGCAGAAGGAAATGGATAAGCTGTTCCAAGAACTTAATCGCAAAAGTGGTGGTGATGGCGATGAGTGATAAAGAAACCGTCTTATACTGCCGTACTGCTAAAATGTGCGACATCGCCATTGCAAACCAAAAAGCTATACTTCTGCAATATGCCACAGAAAATGGCTACAATAATATATCGGTATATGTGGACAATGGCTTCAGCGGTTTGCGTATTGATGACAGACCGAGTTTGAATGAAATTCGGCAGGGCATGGCAAACGGCAATATTGGTGCAATAATTGTCAAAGATTTTTCTCGCATTGCTCGAGGTTCATATCCGCTTTGGGCATTTGCAGACGAAGCAGAACGCCACGGTGTCGCACTTATTTCTATAAACAATGGGGAGTTCAACTCGGTATTTGGAGATTTGCTGGCTTTTGTTACAAAAGAATGGATAGCATCCGCCGGGAAAATTCCAACATATATGGGGAAGTTATCAATCAAAACATAAAACACCAAGCATAATCATCAACGTATCCCATGTGAAATAAAATATAATTTGGCATCGTTCGTAAATATGACGAGTGCCGCCAGTTTCGCAAAGCGTTTGTTGCCCTGCCCAAAAAGAATGGGAAGTCCGAACTTGCCGCCGCGATTGCGCTGTTGCTCACTTGTATGGATATGGAGTACGGAGCGGAAATATATGGATGTGCTACAGATAGGCAACAGGCAAGTATCGTTTTTGATGTTGCCGAAAATATGGTCAACCAATTTCCCGAATTAAAGAAGCACATAAAATTAAATGTGCAACAAAAGCGTATGACGTTCAAACCGTTAAATTCGTTTTATCAAGTGCTTAGTGCCGAGGCGTACCAAAATCTGAACGGAGGCACTGGCATGAGTGACATTTTAACACTGCGCGAAAAACGTGCAAAAACATGGGAAGCGGCAAAGGCATTCTTGGATTCCAACAGGGGAACTGATGGGCGGCTTTCTGCTGAGAATGCGGCTACATATGACAAAATGGAAAATGATGTTGTGAACATGGGTAAGGAAATCGAAAGGCTCGAACGTGCGCGTGAAATTGAGAATGAAATTTCTGCAATCACTGCAATACCTATTACATCCATGCCCGGTTCACCAAAACCCAAAACGGGTCATGCATCTGCGGAATATAATGCCGCATTTTGGAATGCATTTAGGGGCAAGGAAATCAGCAATGCACTGAAAGTTGGTGTTGATACAGAGGGCGGCTTCCTTGTGCCGGATGAATTTAATCGTCAGCTTATTGAAGCATTGGAAGCAGAGAATGTTTTTCGTAAGTTGGCTAATATTGTTCATACATCCAGTGGGGAGAAACAGATTCCTGTTGTGGCTACCAAAGGCACTGCCGCTTGGGTAGAAGAAGGGGAACAAATCCCCGAAAGTGACAACACATTTGGGCAAGTCATCCTGTACGCATACAAAGTAGCTACGATGATTAAAGTTTCCGTTGAATTATTAAAAGACAGTGCATTTCCGCTGGAGGCTTATATTGCGCGTGAATTTGCGCGGCGTATTGGGGCAAAGGAAGAAGAAGCGTTCTTTGTTGGTGACGGAAATAAAAAGCCCACAGGCATTTTCGCAGACACAGGCGGTGGGCAAGTTGGCAAGACTGCCGACAGTGCAACCATTATCACTCACGATGATGTAATTGACCTCTACTATTCATTAAAGACACCATATCGAGCAAGAGCGAGTTTTATAGCCAACGATTCTACTGTAAAAATGCTCCGCAAGGTTAAAAGTGCAGATGGGCAGTATATTTGGCAACCCTCTGTGAAAGAAGGCACTCCCGATATGATTATCGGCAGACCGATATATACATCGTCATATGTTCCGGCAATCGAAGCCGATGCAAAGGTGCTGGCGTTTGGTGATTATTCGTTTTATTGGATAGCCGATAGGCAAGCACGGATGTTCCAAAGGTTGAATGAGTTATATGCAACTACAGGGCAGGTTGGTTATTTGGCAACCCAGCGTGTGGATGGCAAATTAATTCTGCCGGAGGCGGTTCAAGTGTTGCAAATGGGCGCAGATGCATAATGGATAGCCTTCTGCAAAAAGTTAAGGCAAATCTCATCATTACCCATGATGCAGACGATGTCATTATAACGCAATTTATCACAGCGGCAACCAGCTACGCAGAAACCTTCCAAAGTGTACCCGAAGGCTCATATGCGGAGAATAAAATGCCAGCGACTACGGAACAGGCAGTGATAATGTTAAGTTCCCATTTTTATGAAAGCCGCGATGGGTCAACCGGGGGATTCTTCTCCGACAGCGTTCCGGCAAGCCAGCAAGTGTGGAATACTGTAAATATGCTGTTGAGGCTTCATAAGAATTGGAAGGTCTGAACGTGTTTCTACATTATGTATAGTCTGTCTACACAGCGCATATTTTTTCCTTCGGCATATTGAGAGAGCGTCCAACCTATGGTATTATTGTGGGGAAGGAAACTCTGTTCAACTGGAAGAAGGTAAACTGTGGCATCTAAAAAAGGTAAGCCGCTTGGCATCATAAAGCTAGAAAGCAAGGATATGGCTATTTTCCCGATGAACGATGTGTTCTTGAACTTTACGTTTGAGATGATGGAGCATTGGGAAGCCTTGCGAATGGCAGTGAACCTTCTGATTGAGGCATTCAAACAAGTGATGCCCGATGCGAGGCTATATCTCATCGAAGGTGAAATAGAAGTAAGGACACAATTTAAGCACTATTTGGCAAATGAAGATGGAGATGTTACTACCCGTGACCAAGACATAAGAATGTTGGAACTTGACGTTTCTACTACCTATGTTGAATTCCAAAACAAGGCAAACCCTACAGTACCTATTAAAACTCGCTCAGTAGAGTATTTTGGGCTGGGCATAGGTCATGGCAAAGGAATGGTTGCCAATCAGATATGGCTATTAGCGGAGGATGTGAAAGAACTTCTGCATGGAGAAACATTCACTCGCTATATTTTGAAAGACGAAGTAACGGGCAAAGACCATCCCGAAAACTCCGGGATAATGTATGTTAGCTTGACGAAGTTGGCACAGGGAAATACTCCTGTGGGGGAACTTGCCTCATTTCTTTTGGGTATAAATCCCGACCCGCAAAATGAGGTTGTGAAAAAAATAGCAGATGCATTCAACGCCAGCTTTAAGAAATTTAAAGAAAGCAAGGATGTGGTTAAGGTGTTGACACTTAGGGAACGTGTAAAGGATGAAATTTGGGGAGATGCTGTTGCCGAAGGCAAAGCGGAAAGAGATGTTGAAATATCAAACAAATTCACCAAACTTAAAGAAAAAGGACTTGACCCATTAGCAATTATGCAAGAGATGGAACTTATGTTTTCAACTGTGCAAGTTGCGAAGCCATCCCAAAAATAACATTTAATTTGATGTGTTTTTGGGGAGTTTTTGTTGTTCCTTTCGTAAAAAATAAATATAATTACGCATCCGCTGGTAGCATGGAATCCATCCCCAGCGGATGTTTTTATATAGCTAAACCCATGTTTTGTACGCTTGCATTAATTCTGAGTTTGAGGGATTAATGTGTCACCGAAAACGAAGGGGTTGGTGGCATGGCTTGCGGACATTGGTATGGCGTTTATAATATGCGCGATGGTGAGGCTTGCGTAGGTGTATTTGAAAGTACAGCCGAAATATGTGCCTTTTTTGGCGGCATTAAAGCGCATAGGGTATCCAAGTCGGTGATGCTTGATTATTGGCTCACGTTTGGCTCTGAGCGGTATAAGGTTATATGCTTCCGAGAACCCACGCGCAAGGAAGTAAAAGGGCTTCTGCGCCAGCGGTTTGGGGATAAGTGCTACAAAATCTCCAAGGATGGCATATACTTTCGGATAGAAGGAAAGCGAGGTTGGCAGTTATTTGCACAGGATTTGGAAGAAGCTGCTATGCTGTTAAATAGCCCCTACATATAAGCCAATGGAATAAATTAGCAACTCGGACAATCAGCCTTGCATATGCTTAATAATCGAGTATATGTGAGGCGTTTTTTTATGTTGGATAAAAAACCATCTTACACCAAGCAAGAAGAAAATATAGTACATATTGAAGATAAACCACAATCCGGTCAATTGCGTGTGGGTAACACACTCTATCATTTGAATGTGCATTTTGGCAAAACACCGCTGGAAGAAATCCTCAAAGACAGGTTCTTAAACAAGCTGAAAACGCAGTGATGTCCAGCGTTTTTGACTTGCTTTGTAGCCGAACAAGCGGTATGCTAGACTGGCAAATAAGCCTTTTTTACCGCTGTTTAAGAAAGGGGTTTATCTTGTGAATAACAAACAGCGGATTAATTCTGCGGCAATTTACTGCCGCTTAAGTCGTGATGATGGTAATGATTCCGAGAGCAATAGCATCGGAACACAGCGCAGTATGCTTCTAAGATATGCAAAAGAGCGAGGTTTTTCTGTATACGATGAGTATATCGATGACGGAATCTCCGGCACTACATTTGAAAGAAATGGTTTCAAGCGCATGATTACGGACATTGAGGAAGGCAAAATTGGCATTGTTTTGTGTAAAGACCTTTCTCGTTTGGGTAGAAATAATGCGTTAGTAGCCTACTACACAGAACTCGTATTTCCCGATGCAGATGTGAGATTCATAGCGGTAAATGATGCCATTGATACAGCGTTGGGTGATGTTGGTGGCAATGCAGTAATGCCTTTTATGTCTGTCGTAAACGAATATTATGCGCGTGACATATCGAAAAAAGTGCGCTCTGCCCGACGTACAATAGCACTAAACGGAGAGTTTTGCGCCGGGAAAACGCCTTACGGGTACATCAAAGACCCAAATAATAGCAGGCGGATTATCGTTGACGAAGAAACTGCACCAATAGTTAAGCGAATTTTCCAAATGTGCTTGGATGGCATGGGAACATATCAAATATGCGCCCAGTTTGCCAAAGATAAAATTTTGACACCAACTGCGCTGGAATACGAACGTCATGGACGATATGCTTCAAGGTACGACCCAAGTTATCCTTGGGATTGGAGGGCATCAACCATTCCGGGAATTTTACGGAATCCTGCATATTTAGGGCATTTGGTGTGCAATCGCCAAACGGTTAAATCCTTCAAAAACAAAAAAATTATCCAAATTCCACAGGAAGAATGGATAACCGTGGAAAACACGCATGAGGCTATAATAAGCCAAGATATGTTTGACCGTGTGCAACCGATTGTCAAAGTAAAGCGGCGAAGGAATAGTCGCAATGTCGATAATTACTTCGGTGGCTATCTATTTTGTAGCGATTGCGGCAAACGGATGACCATTCTTGCGAATGCCGCAGGTACAGTATACTATAGCTGTGGCGCATATCGCAAATATACACGAACTGGTATCAACAGACCGTGTACCACGCATTCAACACGCTTTGACGAACTGGAAAAAATGGCATTGGCACTCATTCGATATGCAGTTGAGGCAACATTGGATGTAGACCGCTTTGTGGAGAATTTGCTCAATACAGTCGAAGGCGATGACACTGAGCAGAAAATGCTGGCAAAACTTAAAAAGCGTGATGTGGAAATAAAAATGCTAACCAAACGTGTTTTCGAGCAGAACGCACATGGTAAAATTGACGACAACACATTTGCAGACCTTTACAGCGGCTACCAATCGGAACAAAAAGATGTAGCTGGTAAAATAGAGGCTCTCGAAAAGCAAATGCGAGAAGTCAGAAACCGAGAAGAAAATGCTCGTAAATTTGCGGCAATGATAGCAGAGTACACAGATGCAACTGAACTGAACCGGGAAATGGTATCTAATATTTTTGAAAAAGTTGTAGCATACCAACCCGAAGGTAGAGGCAAAACAAGGCAACAAAGAATTGACTTTTACTTCCGTTTCATTGGGCAATTGCCCGATAATTTTTTTGAAAACGAAGTTTCCTTATAACGGTGGTATCCCACATATACTGACCCACGTTCCATCCATCGACCCCACATGGCTTCCTCTGAAAAATAAAATCAGAAGGCAAATGAAAACAATCAAGCCGCCAACAGCCAGCGCATTTCTCGGAAAATTCACGCTCAAAATCTACACCCTTGACCCTGCTCCAATCTTTGCAACAAGTTTTATATCACCCTCAATTATAACACGCGCTACAGTTGGTGTCAATCATAAATATTGTATAGGCATACATTATAATGGTGAGAACATTATTATACTTGAAAAGCTGGATTATATCTACAGCCTCTTCCCCTTAAAATTGATAGGGGAGGTGATACCCCTGTGGATTATTCATTGTTGGGTAAAAGAATACGCGAAGAGCGTAGAAAACTGGATTTAACGCAAGAACAATTGGCAGAAGATGTAAATGTTTCGTATCCGCATATTGGTCAAGTGGAAAGAGGTGAAAGCGGCATCTCACTGGAGGCACTTATTGCCATCAGCAATAGGCTCGGTGTGACCGTGGATTATTTGCTCTCGGACTATATCGAAAATGAGGATGAATATTTGCGCCAACTGTGGGTACGCCTCGTTAAAAACAGAAGCGAAAAGGAACAGGATATGATTATTAATGTAGTCAAAGCTATAATCAGCGGCTTGGACTAATCAACGGGCATATTCTTAAAAGCAAACGAAAGCCCCCGGCGTAATTCCGAGGGCTTTCGTTTGTTGGGTAACGGCTATAAAATGGCGTATTTATGCCGTTTTACAAGCCCTGCCCTTGTTATCCTTAAATCAAGTTTGCTTTTTCCGTATGGCTTACGGTGGAAAGCGTTGTGCGCATAATAAATCTCATACGCAGGAAAAACAATACACGCGAAAAGCCTTGTCCCACGGGCATTTTCGGGCGTTACTCTCATATATTTATTCATAGCCATTGCGTATGAGGTGTAGCAAAATGGAACAGCAAGAAGCACCTGCAAAAGAAAAAATCATACTCCCCCAAAATTTACAACACGAAATGATAAAGTTTTTTCTAAAAACGTCCATACCGAAAATACACGCAGACAAGGCGCAAATTCCGCTTGATTCTAACAGAGAATCGGAGCGGGTAAAATGATTAACACAGCGGTTTATGTAAGGGTTTCCACAGACGAACAAGCGCGGGAAGGTTTCAGTATAAGGGCGCAAGAAGAAAAGTTACGCGCATACGCCACGCTAAAAGACTGGAACATTTACAGCGTGTACGCAGATGAAGGAATAAGCGGCAAAGACATTGACGGCAGACCCGCAATAAAACAGCTAATTGCAGACGTTACAAGCGGCAAAGTGAAGAATGTACTTGTTTACAAAATAGACCGCTTGACACGTTCAACAAAGAACCTAATTGAATTGGTGGAAATATTCAACGTCAACCGCTGCGCGTTTAATTCCTTGCAAGAAAGCATTGATACGTCAAGCGCAACAGGGCGTATGTTTCTAAAAATCGTGGGAATTTTCGCAGAATTTGAACGCGAAAACCTAGCGGAGCGGGTACGTTTAGGCATAGAACGCAAAGCAAAAGAGGGGTATGCCTTAAATTCATGTGTAGCTACATTTGGTTACAACAGGGAAAGCGGCAACAGAATACAGGAAGTAAACGAAGCGGAAGCGGTAACGGTGCGGCGCATATTTGACTTGTATTTGCAGGAAAGCAAAAATTTTTCGCAAATATCCATCATGCTAAACGCTGAAAACATACCAACAAAGCGGGGTAAAAAATGGAGCATTAACGCCGTGCGGGAAGTGCTGACAAATCCTAACCATGTAGGAAAAGTACGGTACGCCGTGAGAGATAGCACACGATACTTTGAAGCGGAAGGACATCACGAAGCAATAATAGACACGGCAACATATTACCACGTACAGGAACGCATAACCAAAACGGCGAAAATTTCACCCACCAAGCACCCCACAAGCGGCGTATACTTTTGCGGTGTATTGTACTGTCAAATATGCGGCGAAAAGTACACAACCAGTTGGAATTACCGAAAAAAGAAAAGTGACGGCGAAGGAGAACGGGGAGCGGCATACCCCGCATATTTATGTATGGGCGTAAAGCCAAGATGTTGCACAGCGCGTTCAATATCTCACCCCAAAATGGAATACGCTTTTGAGCAATACATTAGCAACATAGAGGATTTTGCCGCGCATGGGAAAACCGAAGCGGAAAGCCCCCAAGTAAACCACAGCGCGGATATTGCCGCCATTGTTGCCGAAATTAAACAGATAGAACAGAAAACCACGGAAGTAATGACATTGTTTATGTCAAACTCCATAGACTTTACCACGTATCAAGGCATGGTAAAGGTAGGCAACGAGCGGCGCGTAGAATTGGAAGCGCGTCAAGCCCTTTTGCAAACCGCGCAAACGGCAAAAGAAGTTGTGTATACCGCTTCCGATATTATAGCCAGTTTCCGCGAAAACTGGACGGTATTAGACAACGCACAGCGGCAACAATTCATACACAAGTTTATCAAAAAAGTTGTGATACACCGAGCCGCGCCAAGCGGCGAAAAAAAACTAGGTGCAATTGTAATTGATGAAATTATTTTCAATGAATTTTAACCATAAACAAAGCCGCTTGCAAGCCCAAACGCAAGCGGCTTTTATGGGGCTTGTGCAGGATAGTGAGTTTATACGTTTTGCAAGTGATTTTTTAGCGAGAGCGCGACTATTGTAAAAAAAGGGGGCGGCGGCAATGGATAACACTTGGGAAGCTGTAAACGATTTTATTCAATACAAGCTAGTTTTTGGGGAACTGGACGAAGAAAACGACAAAGACGAATAG